CCAGTTAAAAACTTTTGTACATCCGATTTAACGCTGGCTGCGGTTGGTTCTAAGTTATCGGGTTTTTTAACAAAAGACATTACCAAATCCGTAAACTCTTGTAAAGCTTTTGGAGATGCTAATATAGATGATGGTGAATTGTTATCTAATGTGCCATCTGCAGTTGCATATGCTTTTGCAATTCCACCATATTTTGATGGCATTGATAAAACTCTTACCTGATAATCTTTTGAAGTTACTGCTCTATTTTGAGCTCCAAAGTTTGCTAAAGCGTTTTGTCTAATTTCTTCAATTGTTTCAGAACCCCTTCCACCGGTTGCAGGAATTTCATTATCAACTGCTACCGAATTTTTGGCCGCAGAATATAATCCTAATTCCGCTGCTGTGTATCTTTGTGTTTGTTCATCAAATTCTATGCCATCTATTTTTGTTAATGTATTACTATTTACATTTGATGATACACCTCCACCAACTAAATAACTTACAGTTATAGTTGTATTGGATGGTGATGTTCCGTATGTTTTTGTTTTTAAAAAGTTTGTAGGGTCAAATGATTCTTCCAATCTACTAATAGAGTTTGGTAATCCCAATCCTACATTTTTAAGATTTGGAATTAATTGCTCATCACTAGCAGTCGGGTCTCCAGCTCCAAATTGAATAATAGTTGTTTTATCCTCATTTACTTTAGTTGTAAATCTTCTTGGAGTTTTTATTGTTTTTAAAATATATGGTACTGTTTCCTTAAATTGATATAAATCGGGATCGTTAGCTTCTGTATTTGGGTAGTCTATAAATACCATTTCCTGTCCCAAATATGGAACTTCATAGTATTTGTTATCATTAGAATCTCTAACATCATATATACTTATCAAATTTGTATCCTCTATATTAATAGTCTGAAATGCCTCATAATTTCCAAAAGATGCTTGTATTTGTCTAACTTCAGCTGATATAGCTTGTGTATATTTTTTGATTAAATAAAACGTAGGCTCTCCAGTATTTGCATTTCTTTGATATACCGCAATTTCTCTATCAACCTCATTTGAAAAATCCACAATATCAGTTGTTCTAAATATTGTACCATTTGAAGATTTTACTCTCATACCTTGTTTTATTCTAAGATAGTATTTAGAATCTGGCTTATTGTTTACGCTAGTTCCAATTGAAGGTACTAATTGATAAATAGATAGAGTTGTTACGGCTGGTGATGATAACTTTGGTTTATATCCTAAATATTGAGATAATGCTATCACACTACTAATATCCTCAGCTGTTGTCATTATAGATTCCTTCAAAGTATCATCTACATAATATGAAAGAACGTCACCAACATAAGATGCCATTTCAATAAACATCATACCAGGCGAAGACTCATTAAAATCTGAATAAGTTTTTGGAAAATACGTTTTAGCAAAATCAATTAAATTAGCTCTAAAGCTAGTAAAATCTTTATTAAGGTACTTTATATCTTTTCCAGAATTTTTAAAATTTTTATTTATTGCCATTTTTTATTATCCTTGAACTGTGAATGTAACTTCGTTTAAATTTATATTATTAGAATATTTGTATTTTATAGAAACATTTACTCTATTTCTGTCTTTTGATTCATTTGATGCTTGGATATCTACACTATCCACTGTTACATATGGTAACCAAGTTTCAATTGCATTATTTATTATATCCTCCAATCTTTCTTCTAAATCATTATCATTCATTTCAAATAATGCTTCTTGAAGGCCACTTCCGAATTCTGGTTGCATTACCCTTTCTCCTTTTTTGGTAAGTAGTAAATTTTTAATATTAGATTTTACTTGTTCTACAGTTTGAAAAGTTTGATTAAATGCAGTATTTCCAATTTGTATAGGCAATGATATACCAATAGCATAATCATTAAATGATTCTGTATCTTTTACAATTTTATTACCTAATAATACTGCCATTACTTCTTCTTAAATCTTTTTACAAGTTCTGAATAATCTCTATTCAAAGCTTTATCTATTTCAGCTACTCCAGTGTTTACACCCAATCCAGTTGGTTGAGGTCCTTTAGCCATTTCACCATAACCCATTTTTTCAGCTATTGCAGTTTTACCTACAATTGAACCCATATCACCTTGTCCAAAGTTCATTGTTCTAAATCCACCATCTCCTTGCGGAATCCCACCTCTTGTTTCATTGAGGATTTGATTAATCATTGGGTTTTTACTGTATTGCTTTGTTGGTACTGATTTAGTTTGAACTGATTCTTGAATTGGTTCATCTCCTAAAATAGCCTTAGCCATTGAAATACCTTTTGATTGTGGTTTTGGTGCTACCTTTGTTTCAGATAGTATTTTTTTCATTTCAGCCTTCACACCTTCCTTAATTAAAGCAGGTAATTGCTCTTTAAGCTCCTCTTTAATAAGAATTTGAATGGCTTCTAATAGTTTATCCATGTCCATAATATTCTATTCTTTGTTTGTTATGTTTATAAATATTTAAATTAAGTATTTTTAAGATTTATCCTATTGACACCCAAATGGGATAACATAACCATCAATTCCACTCATCCAAGCAACACCCTCTCTACAACAAATACCCCTTGCACTAAATCCTTTCTTACTAGCGTTCCCTTCTATACTAATCACCGTCCCATCGGGCATTACTCCCGAAACAATACCAATGTGAATATATTTCCCACCTGATTTATATATAATTGCCGCGCCTAATACGGGCTTTTGTGAATATAAACCATTTTGTATTCCCCACGTAACCCAATTAGATACCAAAGTTCCACCTGGCGGAGTTTTTAATCCAGCAGATTTCCACCAAGTAGTTACAGCACATGCACACCACTCATATCCTTTACCAGTAGAATTAAATTGAGTTTCATTATTTAATCCAGCGATTTTAATCATCTCATCTATTCTACCCGGTTCATATATAATTTTACCTCTTGAATCTCTTTTAATTGATTTTGCTACAAATCTAGAACCACCTCCCATATTAGTACCACCACCAATTGTATCCCACCCAGTTTCAATTAGGCCAACATCTCTACGAGCAATAGCAACTATTCCTGCTCCAATTGGACAATTATATTTAGGATTTGTTAATTTTAGAATAGCATTAGTTTCATCGTTACTAACAATTATTTGAGTAGATAATGCGGATTCGGTAGATATCTCATAGTTTAATAATGATTTATATTCTTCTTCTTCTAAAACGTTTTCTTTAACCAATCCTTCTAATTGACTTAATTCAGTTTTTCTACTTTCTATTTCTTCGTTAGATAAAACTGATTCAGCTTCATCTATTTTTTGCTCAACAGACGCTAACTCAGATGTTTGGGCATCTTGTACTTGCGTAGTAGGTGGGTTATCTATAAAATAACCAGTCCAAGATAAAATACCAGGACCCGGAAGACCAACCGGTGGATACAATGAAGTAGTGTATATCTCTCCTTTAATTTTAGATAAATGTATAAAAGATGCTAATATAAAAGAATCAACTATTGAAGCATAACTATTAGTGGGTGATATTGGTGGCATATTGGGCCATAATCCAGCATCAGTTATTTTATTAGAATCATGCTTAATATTTACACTAGCTCCTAATGGTGTGATAATTGGTATTGAGTTAGTATCTAATACGGCAGTTTGCCAATATACAATTACACCATCACCCATATTTGTTACTAATTGATATGGAGTGGTTTGTGTTAATCCGTTTTGTAATTCTAAATTAAATATGATTTTCATCAAATCAACATTGCCCGTTTTTACTCGAATTTTATTTGCCGTATCCCCTCCTCTTTTTATACATGCATCATATTCAGTTGCAAATATATCAGCCACTTGCTGGGTTGATGCAATTTTAGAAGGGTCGCTAACTACCCTCAAAACATTATCTCTAAATTGTTTCCAAGACATTTTATTCGGTAAAGTTTAATGTAGATTTTATTGTATCTAACTTTGAAAGTATTGTATCAAATGCCGGTACATTTTCAGGTCCTATTTTAGATGGGCCGGATGGTGTTAAAAATTGTTGCTTTTTTATCTCACCAATTAGCTCTTTTAAAATATTAACAAGAGTTGCTGCTCTAGCTATTGGTTCTGTTTCTTCGGTAGTATTTAAAAATATTTTACCGTTACCACCTAATAAACTTATATTTTTATCTTTTGTTTTTAATAAAAATTCATCTCCTAAATTTATGGTTGCGCCAAATTTGTTATCTATTGAAAGGGC